TAGTGGAACTTTTTGAAGTTGGGGCTAGTGATGGGTTGGTTGTGACTGAAAAGACCGCTAAGAAGTTCTGTAACGCGCTTAAAAAGAATGCGGCGGAATTAGCGGCAAATGGCATGGGCAATTACAACAAAGCGTTTAAACGACCAATGATGACAATGTCGATTTTCTTGAAGCGTTTTGGTTTGGAATTGGTAAAAGATGGTCGTGAATCAACAGGAAAAAGAAGGGAGGTTTTTCTACTAAAAGAGAATTCTACTGTTGCTCGTTACGCTAATAACCGTGCGGCTTCCAGCGATTCACAATCCGTCACCTATTAAAATTGCTTTTCTTAAAAGAAAAACTTTGAATGATGACGGATTTTATAACTAACACTCAACTTGAATGATGACGTAACTAAACAGGAAAAATAATGGATAACCTAACAACAAAACAACGTGTTTTTTGCGAGCTTTATGCGGCAAATGGTGGCAACGGAACTCAAGCGGCTATTGCGGCTGGTTATAGTGAATCGTCAGCCGCCGAATCTGCGTCTCAAAATCTAAGAAACTATGAAGTTGTCGAATACATCAAGATGCTTACTAAGAATGAAACTGACGAACGCATTGCAACCGCGATTGATAGACAACGGTTTTGGACAAGCGTAATGCTCGACAAGAATGAAAAAATGGAGCATCGAATTAAAACCAGCGAGATTTTAGGTAAAGCACAAGGTGATTTCATCAATCGGATTGAATCAGTTGTTACGCTTGAAAAACTTAGTGACGAAGAACTTGACGCAAAAATTAACGCTTACTTTCAAGGCAAATAATGAGCTTGATTGATGATTTAAAAAATGAGCTTAAAAAAACGTCGATAAAAAAGGATGAAATTGAAAAGGTTATCACTGTTCTAACCAATAAATACGGCGGTTCTAAGTGGTATGTAAGACGACGCAAACTGGGACTTACTTTTAAGAATTAAATTCAGTATTGTGATTAAAATTTTCACGTCGGCATGATGTCATAAATGGAACTATTAAACATCTTTCAGCAATTCGGATTAAGCGGTGCGGTTATTGGCGCATTGTTCTACCAAAATTACGCACTCATAAAAGAATTACGCGCATTAAATGACGCAACCGATAAACGTATCGACGAACAAGCAACACGGCACAACGTTGAGCGTGAGAAATGGTTAGATAGTGTCAATAGAATGACGCTTGCGGTTGAAAAGTTATTTGAGAAACCTTGTCAGACTGTTGGTCGTTTTCGAGCTGGTGATTCGGTCGCAGAACGAAGAAAATCATTATGAAATTATCTGAAAACTTTGATGATAGTGAATTTAAATGCAAATGTTGCGGCAAGTTGCCTGAGCATGGCATGAATCCGCATTTGATTGAATTATTGCAAGCGATCCGTGAAAAGATTGGTAAATCAATTTCTATTGTTAGCGGTTATCGTTGCCAGAAGCACAATGTAAAAGTAAATGGCGCGAAACACAGTCAGCACGTTCTTGGTAACGCGGCTGATGTTCAGGTTCATGGTGTTGAGCCTCATGCTTTTCAGCATTGGCTTGTTTTGAATTTCAACAAAGAATGCAAAGGCATTGGTTGTTATCCAACGTTCACACATATTGATGTTCGTGCAGGTGATATGACTCGCTGGTCTGGTGCATGAACAAACGCGAAATCTTAGCATTGCTTGAAGAAAGAGAATTACGCAAATCAAGACGTAAGATATTGACGTATTTTCCTGACACAGGCGAACTAAGACGCGAACTCTACACGAAACACACGTCATTTTTTGAAGCTGGCGCGACGTATCGTCAACGGTTAATGCTTGCGGCAAACCGTGTAGGCAAAACTGAATCTGTTGGCTGTTATGAACTCACGTTGCATCTAACAGGAAACTACCCCGATTGGTGGGTTGGTCGTCGTTTCGACCGTCCGATTAAAGCGTGGGCGGCAGGTGATACAGGCAAAACAGCGCGTGATATTTTGCAACAGAAGTTGCTAGGCAATACTGGCAATTACGGCACAGGCTTAATCCCGCATGATAACTTGATTGATTGGAAGGCGAAGTCTGGTATTGCTGACGCGGTTGAGATTATCCAAGTCAAACACGTTAGCGGTGGCACATCGACGCTAAACTTAAAATCTTACGACCAACGCCGTGAGGCTTTTCAAGGAAGTGAACAAGATGTAATCCTGCTAGATGAAGAACCACCGTTAGATATTTACACCGAATGTCTGCTTAGAACCATGACGAACAATGGGATGTTAATGTTGACATTCACGCCGTTAATGGGGATTTCAGAAGTAGTTTTAGCATTCTTACCAAACGGTCAACTCGCTGAACAAAATGACGGCAACAAGTTTGTGGTCATGGCAACATGGGACGATGTACCGCATTTGAGTGACGCGGTAAAAGCCGAATTACTAGAATCTATCCCGCCGTTTCAGCGTGACGCACGCTCGAAAGGTGTGCCGCAGTTAGGAGCTGGTGCAATTTACCCTGTGCCAGAATCCGATATTGTTGTTGATGACTTCCCTATTCCTGAACATTGGGTGAAAGTCTACGGTATGGACGTGGGCTGGAATCGTACGGCGGTAGTATGGGGCGCAATTGATAGAGATACCGATACTGTTTATTTGTTTAGTGAACATTATCGCGGACAAGCTGAACCCGTTATTCATGCAGATTCAATTAAATCACGCGGCGAATGGATAAACGGTGTTATCGATCCAGCGTCACGCGGTCGTAGTCAAGTGGACGGAATGCAGTTGTTTGAGCAGTATGTTCAACATGGCTTGTCTTTGCAACCTGCCGTGAATGCGCGTGAAGCAGGTTTATATGCAGTCTGGCAACGGTTATCTGCTGGCAAATTAAAGGTGTTTAAGTCAATGTCAAATTGGTTAAGCGAATTTCGTTTATATCGACGTGACGAAAAAGGAAATATCGTAAAAGAAAACGATCACATCATGGACGCAACACGTTATTTGATTATGTCAGGTGTTGATATAGCGACAACAGAACCAAAGAAAAGAACAACTGATTACTCGCATCATGCGGGTGGATGGATGGGTTAATCTGTACACACACTGCACGGTGCGTGGACAAAAAATTACTGTCGTGATGACAACAAACTCCGTTACAGATTTATGCAATGACAAATATCGCAATTAAAGAAAACGAAAGTGAAAACGAAGACGAAGATTCACCTGACGATATTCTCGAAGACGCAAAAGAGTTGTTCGAGCGTGCCGCCGAAGTTGAAGCTGACAATCGCAAAGCAGGACTTGAAGATAAACGTTTCGCGCGTCTTGGTGAGCAATGGGACGATGCGGTTAAACGTCAACGTGAAATCGACGGCAGACCATGCCTGACAATCAATAAACTCCCCGCGTATATTCGCCAAGTAGTGAATGATTCGCGTCAAAACAAACCCGCCATTAAATGCCACCCTGTCGATTCTGAATCCGACACGGACACGGCTGAAATTCTAAACGGGTTAATCCGCAACATTGAATACACATCAAACGCAGACGTTGCTTACGATACAGCCTTAGAAGATGCTGTGACGATGGGATTTGGCTATTGGCGCGTGAATATCGAACACGCACATGACGACACGTTTGATATGAATTTGTGTATTGAGCGCGTGGCTAATCCATTTTCTATTTATGCTGACCCAGACAGCGATTGCGCCGATTCAAGTGATTGGAATTACGCGTTTGTCACGGAATTGGTCACTAAAGATGAATTTGAGCGTCGTTGGAAAGGCAAAGAACCAACTAACTGGGATTCTTATGAGAATCTAGCTGAACCTTGGATTGATAGTGAAAAAATCCTTGTCTGTGAATACTGGGAGCGCAAACTCAGTAATAAAACCATTGTTCAATTATCGGACGGCACGGTTTTAGACCAAGACGCTTACAAAGAACACCAAGAAATCTATGATGTTTTAGGTATCACCGTTACCAATTCACGCGTTGTTGAATCACACAAGGTCATGCAACACATTTTGACAGGCGCGGAATTGCTTGAATCAAAAGAGTGGTCAGGTCGTTATATTCCGATTATTCCCGTGTACGGTGACGAGGTGAATATCGAGGGCAAGCGTTATTTTCGCTCGTTAATTCGTGATGCTAAAGACAGTCAACGCCAATTCAATTTCTGGCGTACTAATGCAACTGAAATGATGGCACTCGCACCAAGAACACCATTTATCGGTAAAAAAGGTGCGTTTAATTCTGACATTGAAAAATGGAATACAGCTAACGTTAAGAATCATCCGTTTATTGAATACGACGGATTAGAACCGCCAATGCGTCAACCATTCCCACAGCCGCCTGTCGGCATGATTCAAGAAGCCATGAACGCGGCGGACGATATTAAGTCGATTATCGGCATTTTTGATGCTGGCATGGGAGCGCAAGGTAACGAAACTAGCGGCAAAGCGATTCTGGCGCGTCAACGTGAGAGCGATACATCAACATTCCATTTCATTGACAACTTATCGCGTGCAATTCGTCACACAGGCAGAATCTTAGTTGACCTAATCCCATCTGTGTACAACGGACAACGTATCGTGCGAATTTTGGGCGAAGATAAAAAACCAACAAACGTACCACTCGGCACGCCAAC